ACATAGGGTAAACCCTACTCTAAAGCCCTCAAGTCTAAGGGCTTCGGAGTATGGTCTAAAAATCTTCTACTTGTATCTGTTCATCCCATCGATCTACTGGATCGCCTGCATCCCCTCGGCTCGCTAGCGTGATCGCTTCTTGCTCGCTTTCTGCCTCTACTATGTATTTCTCGGTCAGGGTTATATAAACTTCGTATTCTTTCATTTTGCTTGCTCCTATGCTTCAATGTGTTTAGTGTTAAATAAATCCCTGCCAATATCTATCAGGGCTTTGGCTTGCTCTACATCAATCCCCCGATGTTCGGCGAATAGATCAGGGCTAAGATAGTTATTCTTATAGTCTAAATACTGGTCAATCAAGTAATGGCGGGTATTCACTTTGGAATAGTCGGTTAAGTCAATTTTATAAAAAGTCATTTTAAGCCCCTAAGAAAATTGTAAAAATTGGTCGTACTTATGGATTACTGCTTCAGCCTCTAAAATATCGGGCTTGTCTAGCTTGTAAGCCTCATTGCTGGGTTCCATTCCGTCTAGATACCAGCCCGCAAAATCTAACAGTCTGCGGATTTTGTTGTATTCCTCTATATCCATTGTGATAGTCATTTAAGCCCCCTATATAGTGCGATAAACTCCGCTACTTGTTTGGCGGTCAATATGCCCTTAGCGTAAGCCCTTGTGAGTGTGTAATGCGTCCATTGGTGGTTTGTCATTCTGTAATCTCCTGTGGATAATCTGTCATAGTGTCCGAATCAAACTCCAGCGGCTCTATTTCCCCGCTAGTAATTTGCTCCCAAACAATGTCCTCTGCCTCTTTTTCGTTATTGGCTTGTATTTCTACATAACCCGAAAATGATCTACTGATATAAATTGAATAAGTTTTCATGCTGCTTGCTCCTTAAAGTTAATATCCCGCTTAATCTTTTTGATAATGTAGCTCATGGGATAGTCATAAAATACTTGTCTTATGGTGTCTCTGTCATTGTCTGCAACGGTGCGAATTGATCCGTTATGCTGTCTTTCCATAATGACAAAATAACCTTTATATTCAAAATTTCTCATGCTGTCTGCTCCTGATTGCCTAATAAGATATTTACAAGGTCTGTAGTCGATTTATAAGCAAGTATCTGCAAATGCGGATCAGTAAGCCCGCTCATAAATTGGTCTGCGTCCTGTTCGGTGTTAAATGCCCGTATCAAGTCTCTATGAGTCCAAGAGTTGTAGCCTCTTGCTATGTATAGTTTTTTCATGCTGTGATCTCCTGTCTATATCCAAACTGTTCAGCTATTGCTACCTCAAGCGGTGTAAGTTTTCGGGTCTTTGACCATTCCTGAGCCTTTTCTCTAATTTCTTTCCCGCCTATGGCTCTGCAATTTGCCCGCTCCATTGGGCTAGTGCATTGGTTTAAGTCCCTGTCCAGAGCCTCTTTTAATTGCTTAATTGTCCATGCGTTCATGCTGCGATCTCCTCTTGCTTGGTTAAGTTTTTAGCATCCAGTAAACCCTTAATATAAGAGTGCATTAGGTTAAACAATTCCCGCTTGGGTACATGCCCGCCAATAATCGGGCAAGTAATCCCGCCTCCCTCGTTTACGATGCGATGCAAGCAGACACCACCATAAGCATGGCTGATATGGTAATTGCCTACATTAGAGCGAAAATGCCCGTTCTCGTCCCTGTGTGAATACTCGGTAGGGCTATTGGTTATCTCATTGAGCCAAGTAGCTAAGTTGTCCAGTTGCTTATCTGTAATACGTTCCATAATTAAAGCTCCTTCGGTTGGTTGATCTCATCAGTTAGCGCATAACGCTAAGACGGGTTTTTAAGCCCGTTTCGATCTTTATACAGAATGGTGCTGGAGTTTCCATACCTCGTTATGCTCATCATCCATAAACTGTTCTATTGCTTTAATCATTTTTTGCCCTGTTTCGGTCTCTGTAATGTCTTTCCCAATACCGTTAAAGCACTTAGTTGCATGAGTATGAGTGTGAAAACGGGCTTTCTGCCCTGTCTCAAAGGTAAAAACCTCCTCAATCCATCCTACATTGCCCGCATTCATTCCTACTACTTGTTTAGATTTAATGTGCATGGTGTATTACTCCTGAGAGATAAAATAGCGAATTTGATCGTAAGCGACATTTGATAAGATGACGATATTGCCGAAGTCATCGTTTGCTAAGTGATACTGAATAAACTTAGATACTTTGAGCATTTGTTTCTCCTTCGTGTTGTATAGACCCGTTGTCTATGTAAGTATTAAATCACCAGTAAACGGACAAAATCTTGATCTAGGTCAAGAAAATGACAAATAGTTTTCCACAATGTGAGAAAGTTTATCTTTGCTGAGATATTTAAAAGCCCGCTATATTCCCCGATGGGAGTAGTTTAGATCATTCTCTAGTAGGGTATAAGACACTTACTTAGGTAGATAGATACACTCAGATACAAAGCATAGTTAAATAAGCACTGTATATATATCCAGTAGTCTATGGTATAGTATCCATATTCCTAATTTATACCCAGTCCATGAGATTACAGAAGTTATCTAAAGCACAGATTAAGCAGAGCCTAGATCAGACTCCAGCCCATGTCATTCTTGCTGGTAATCGTAAGCTCACAGCCAAGCAAAAGGCATATTGTAAGAATATAGTAGAGGGATTAACACAGACAGATGCAATGGCTAAGGCATATAACTACACTGGAAAGCGTAAGACAATGAGTGATGATGCTAGTAGGCTGGCAAAAGACCCCAGAATTTCCGCAGAGATAGAGGCATTAGAGAGGGCTAAAGCATTCGCTGAGACGTATTCTTCTGCTCAAAAGATAGAGGAACTCCGTATGTTAGTGGTGTCACAGCTAACGCAGGAGGCAACAAACCCCGCAAACAAGGCAGGAGATCGCATCTCCGCACTATCTAAGCTGGGACAGGTGGCAGAACTTGGAGTCTTCGTTACTAGATCAGAGACTAAAGTTATCAGAGACAGCGCAGATACTAAGGCAGAACTAATGGATCAGTTAAAGAAAGCATTAGCCGATGATGCTCGCACTGTGGACAATGATATAGCTAGTCTCATGGATGAGATCAACAACCCTCCCGCCATCGAGTTAGCCGACCCAGCGACCCCACCCGACCCCGACCACCCCTTTGTGGAAATTGACGGGTCCCATGTATTACATAGTACTCCAGACAAACAATCTGTAGCTGAATCCAATGACTAATTTCTGTGGTAAAAATCCAACGCTGTCAACGGTTGACACTTTTTATAGGGAAAGGCACCCCCTTGTGTTTCTAAACGCATAGGGGTGGGGGGTATATATTTTGAAAAATAATCATTCGCCTAAAGCAGAAGAAAATAGATGCTTGTTTTATAAGCTTAAGGATGACTTACTTAAACAAAAGAAAGCATCGTCATTTGAGCAAAAAGTTAGGGCGATAGAAGAGCGTACAGAGAAGCCGGCTTACATCCTATGACAGAGAAACAAGCCTATATCTACGACATCATTAATAAGTGGTGGATTAAGCATGGCTTTGCGCCCTCTATAGATGACATCATGGATATTACTGGAGATAGGGGTAGGGGGAATGTACACCGTACCATGAAGAAGTTAGTCGCCCTTGGACATTGCAAAATGGTACCGAGGATGGCCCGCAGTATTCGCCCTTCGTATTTACGTGTTAATAAGCTAGATCCAGAATGAACATAGAAGAGCTAGTAGCTAAGCTACCTCCTGAAGAGCAAGCGGACTTCTTAGTCAAAGCGAGGGCTTATATCGAGTCTTTAAAACGGGAAAAGGGACAAGATGACTTTATGGCGTTTGTTCATGCCATGTGGCCGGGCTTTGTTAATGGAAGACATCACAAAGTGATGGCACAGAAGTTTCAAGATATAGCCGATGGCAAGCTTAAACGGCTTATCATCAATATGCCGCCCAGACATACTAAATCCGAGTTTGCCTCCTATTTGTTGCCGGCATGGTACCTAGGCAAGTTTCCAGACAAGAAGATTATCCAGTGTTCTAACACGGCGGAGCTAGCAGTGGGGTTTGGGCGGAAGGTGAGGAACCTTGTAGGTTCGGAAGCTTATGCCGAAATCTTTCCAGATGTCGGCTTAAAATCGGATTCAAAGGCGGCAGGGCGCTGGGATACTAACAAAGGCGGTAACTACTTCGCTATTGGTGTCGGCGGTACTGTAACTGGTAAAGGTGCGGATCTCCTGATTATTGACGATCCCCATTCTGAGCAAGAAGCGGCGATAGCCTCTACAAACCCAGAAGTCTACGATAAGGTCTATGAGTGGTATTCATCAGGTCCTCGTCAGCGTTTACAGCCGGGTGGCGCCATTGTGGTTGTTATGACCCGTTGGAGTCTGAGAGACCTAACAGGCAAGATCCTAAAGTCGAGTATCGAGCGAGACGGAGATGAATGGGAAGTCATTAACTTTCCAGCGATCCTTCCTAGTGACGCCCCACTATGGCCTGACTTTTGGCCGTTAAAAGAACTATTAGCTTTAAAAGAAGAACTTCCAGTATCTAAATGGAATGCTCAGTATCAACAAAGTCCTACCTCAGAAGAAGGCGCCCTTGTCAAAAGGGAGTGGTGGCAGGAGTGGAAAGGCGATAGAGCGCCGCCATGTGAGTTTGTTATTCAATCTTGGGATACCGCTTTTACTAAGAATGAGCGGAGCGACTACTCAGCTTGTACAACATGGGGTGTCTTTTATAAAGATGAGGATCAAAGGGATCCCAATATTATTCTCCTAGATGCGTATAAAGCACGTCTAGAGTTCCCAGAATTAAAGAAGATGGCGCTAGAGATGTACCAAGAATGGGAGCCTGATGCATTTGTGATCGAGGGCAAAGCTTCTGGTATGCCGCTAATATTTGAACTGCGTAGGATGGGTATACCCGTACAAGAGTTTACACCTACACGTGGGAATGATAAGATAGCCCGACTGAACTCCGTAACAGATTTGTTTGCATCCGGCAAGGTTTGGGCGCCGGGGACAAGATGGGCTGATGAAGTAATGGAAGAGATGGCAGCATTTCCCAATTCGGAACATGACGACTTAGTAGACTCTTCTACTCAAGCCCTGATCCGTTTTAGAAAAGGTGGCTTTATCAGATTACCATCAGATGATGATGACGACGAACCAATGATTAGACGCAAAGCTGCGTATTACTAGGAAAAACTATGGCAATTGAAAAAGGTTTATACCAACTCCCTCAAGGGATCGAGTCTTTGGCAGAGCAAGAGCCAGAACTAGAGATCGAGATTGAGGATCCAGAAGAAGTAACCATTGGTATGGACGGGCTAGAAATATCTTTAGAGCCTGAAGTAGAAACTGCCGACGACTTTGACGCCAACTTAGCGGAGTACATGAGTGACTCTGAGCTATCTTCGATTGCTGGAGATTTAATTGGCGACTATGAAGCAGACTTAGCTTCTCGTAAAGACTGGATCCAGACTTATGTAGATGGTTTAGAACTCTTGGGCCTAAAGATTGAAGAGCGCACAGAACCATGGGAAGGCGCTTGTGGTGTATACCATCCTATCCTAGCTGAAGCAGTAGTAAAGTTCCAAGCAGAAATGATTATGGAAACTTTCCCAGCCGCTGGTCCTGTAAAGACACAGATCATTGGTAAAGAAACTCCAGAGAAAAAACAATCAGCCGTTCGTGTCCAAGATGACATGAACTACCAGTTAACCGACGTAATGCAAGAGTATCGCCCTGAGCATGAGCGCTTACTCTGGGGCTTAGGCATTGCCGGTAACGCTTTTAAGAAGGTTTATTATGATCCAGCTTTAGAGCGTCAGGTAGCAATGTATGTGCCTGCTGAAGATATTGTTGTTCCTTATGGCGCATCGAATCTTGAGTCTGCAGAGCGTGTAACCCATGTTATGCGTAAGACCGAGAATGATATTCTGCGTTTACAAGCTGCGGGTTTCTACCGAGACATCGACCTTGGTACACCAGACAACGTATTAGATGAAGTAGAAAAGAAGATTGCTGAGAAGCTTGGATTTAGAGCTACCTCTGATGACCGCTATAAAGTCTTAGAGATGCACGTTAATCTAGATTTACCCGGATTTGAGCATACCAGCGATGATGGTGAAATGACAGGCATTGGATTGCCATACGTTGTTTCTGTTGAAAAAGGCTCTGGCATGATTTTAGCCATCCGTAGAAATTGGAACCCAGATGATGAGACACATAAAAAACGTCAGCACTTTGTTCACTACGGGTATATTCCCGGCTTTGGTTTCTATTGTTTTGGTCTTATCCATCTTATCGGCGCTTTTGCTAAATCTGGTACTTCCATTCTTCGCCAACTTGTTGACGCAGGATCACTCGCTAATTTGCCGGGCGGCTTTAAGACCCGTGGAATGCGTATCAAAGGCGACGACACACCGATAGCACCGGGAGAGTTCCGTGATGTAGATGTACCAAGTGGAACAATGAAGGACAACATCCTGCCGTTGCCATACAAAGAACCTTCTTTAGTTCTTGCTCAGTTGCTAGATAAGATTGTTGATGAAGGACGTCGCTTTGCTTCTGCAGCAGATCTTAAAGTTGCTGATATGTCAGGGAATACCCCAGTAGGGACAACCCTTGCAATCTTGGAAAGAACTTTAAAAGTAATGTCTGCGGTACAAGCCCGTGTTCATTACTCAATGAAACAAGAGTTCCGTTTACTCAAGCGCATTATTGCTGATTACACCCCAGAAGACTATAGCTATGAGCCATCAGAAGGACGCCGCTCTGCTAAGCGTTCTGACTATGACGATGTAGATGTCATTCCAGTAAGCGATCCTAACGCAGCAACAATGAGCCAAAAGATTATGCAGTATCAAGCTGCTCTTCAGTTGGCTCAAGGCGCACCACAGTTATATAACTTGCCACTATTGCATCGTCAGATGTTAGACGTGCTAGGCATTAAAGATGCAGCCAAGTTAGTTCCATTACCAGATGACCAGAAACCACGGGATCCAATTTCGGAAAACATGGCGGCGTTCAAAATGGAACCGCTCAAAGCTTTCCTCTATCAAGATCATCAGGCTCACATAACGGTTCATATGTCTGCTATGCAAGATCCAAAGATGATGCAGATAATGGGACAAAACCCTAATGCGCAAATAATTATGGGCGCAATGATGGCTCATATTCAGGAACACGTTGGTTACGAATATCGTCGTCAAATGGAAGAAATGATTGGCGTTCCTATTCCTTATGATGAGGAAAACGAAGACGGAATTCCAGAAGAGATGGAACTCCAAATCGCAAGATTAGCAGCACCTGCAGCACAAAAGCTATTGCAATTGAATCAATCACAAGTTCAACAGCAACAAGCGCAACAACAAGCTCAGGATCCGCTAGTACAGATCCAGCAAGCTGAGTTGCAAATCAAACAACAAGACGCAGCAACAGCGCAACAAAAAGTTCAGATTGATGCACAAGCTAAAGCAGAACAAATGCAAATTGAGCGGGAACGTATAGCCTCTCAAGAACGTATTGCTGCTATGCAAAATCAGACTAAGTTGGAAAAGGATAGAACGCAAATGGCTATCCAAAATGATATTGAACATGCACGACTTGCAGTGGACATCGGCAAGCATACAGAACAGATGTCCATCCAAAGGGAGAAAACCACGAAAGGTAAATAATGGATCCTTTAGAAGTAGTACTCATAGAGGCTAAAGACCGCCTTGAAATGCTCAGCTCGGCATTACAAAAAGGTCACTGTGCTTCTTACGATGAGTACAAATACATATGCGGACAAATTCGAGGTCTAGAGTCTGCATGTGGAATTATCTTAGACCTTCAGAAAAAAATGGAGACCTCCGATGAGTGACCAAACGGCAGTAAATTTGAATCAAGCAGTAGATTTATCGGCATTACTCAACAAAGAAGCAGAAGACAAAGCCCGTCAATTGCCTAAACCATCTGGCTATCGCATCCTTTGCGCTATCCCAGAAGTAGAAGCAGAGTACGAAAGCGGCCTTATCAAAGCAGACGCAACCATTAACTATGAAGAAAAGCTGGCAACAGTCCTTTTCGTGGTAGATCTTGGTCCAGATTGCTATCAAGATAAGACAAGGTTCCCAAATGGACCTTGGTGCGAAAAAGGTGACTTTGTAATTGTTCGACCAAACGCTGGAACACGCCTGTTAATTCATGGTCGAGAATTCCGTCTCATAAATGACGACTCCGTTGAATCAGTTGTCGAGGACCCAAGAGGCATTAAAAGAGCATGAGATCCAAATATCAATCTGAAGAAGATCGTCAAGCCGCTTGGAAACAAGCTAAACGTAATTATGATGCTAGGAACAAAGAGTC